ACGGTTTGTTCACACTTCCGTTCTGGTATTGTAACATGAATATGGTACCATATACGTGTCGGAAGGAACGCCCCGGGTGGATGAAGAAAGGTGGTTGCGGTAATGGTGAACGATAGCAAGTTTCGCGGTGTTGAAACGGTAGGGGAATATTTTGCGCGTATCGGCTGGAAGGCAGGAGACAAACGCGCAGAATATTGGTGGGATTTTTTGCGCAGGGTGTTGGGCGATAGCTACACGATTGATGCGACAAGTCCTTATATCACGAAGTATACGAACGAGGCTGGCACAATGCTCACATCAGAGAGGATCACGATAAAGCTAGGGTCGGGGTTTTGGGAGCGCTACGATTGTATATGTGTTAGGAAGGGCGAGTGGGTAATACGGGGGAGGGTGGATTATATAGAGCTAAAAGATGACTGGTCGCGTCCAGCCATTGAAAGAGAAATGGCCGCAAGATACTGCGCCGCGTTTCCCGAATATTACGATGTGAGGGGGTATAAGTCATGAGGCCGTTAATAAAGGGCGACAGTCTGGAAGAGGCCAGAAAAATGGCCGCTGAGCTTATTATCGAAAACCTTCGTTTGAAAATCCAGCTTGAAGATTCATACGCGAGAATTTTAATGTTGCAGTCACTGTTAAAGTCGATGGTGAACGCCAAATATGGGAGGGTAGCCGATGGCGCAGAGTAGAAACCGCGCGCGCGCTGGAACAAAAACCAGTGCGCAATTCAGATATCCTAGAGACATGTATACGCCTTATTCCTTGCATAGTACGACAAATTTGAGCGAGGAAGTCATAAGATCAGAATATTCACGTTTGCGAACAATCGCGAATAAACGAATCGCGCGAATGTCACAACATCCCGGCAGTCAAAGCGCGATATACAAAGAATATTCTGCTGGTTTTCCGACGATCGCGGAAATTCCTGAATCGCGAGACATCAAATATTATCTTGCGAGTGTCGCGCGGTTTGTGCGCGATCCGATGTCGTCCGTATCCTACGTGCAAGGCGCGGCAGGTCGTGAAGCAAAGCGCTTGCGCAACGAGGGAATCAAGAACGCGACAGCGAAAAATGTATACGTGCTAGGATTACTATTCGAGAAGTTGAAAGAGCTAGGCCTATCACGTGTATATGATAGCGGACAAGTGGAAGACCTCTTTGATCACTACACGAGGCGGCATGTCTCAAAAGAAGAAGCTATTGAAAATATAGTGTTTTGGCTAGATAATCCTTATGGCCTTGACCCAGAAGAGCGTGAATATAAGAAAATGTCATACACGGATCGAGACGGAATCAAGCATACGAAAACAACAGGTCTCACAGCGAAGCAATGGCGGAAAATGATGGAAGCGCGAGGGTAAAAAAAAGTGGCAATATATTCAATTGATACATTTCCGTATGATGAATTTGCTGAAATTGCAATTGAAAAGCAATTGCCGGGTAACCCGAAACAGCGCACAAACCGCAGGAAGTATATGGATATTGTGACAGCGTTCGACATTGAAACGACGAGATTGCCGCAGGATGATGGCGGCAATGAGCACAGTATTATGTATGTGTGGATGTGGCAATTTGGCAAAAATTGGACGATGCTAGGTCGCACATGGGAAGAATTTGAGCATGCGGCGGTGAAAATATCCGGTCTTGTTCCCGATGATGTCTCGCTTGCGGTGTTTGTGCATAACTTGTCGTTTGAATTTCAATTTTTGCGCGGGGTATACGATTTCGACGTTTCCGAAGTTTTTGCGTTGAAAAAACGGAAGGTATTGAAAGCGTCGATGTACGGTGAAAAATTAATGTTACATTGCTCATACATGCACAGCAATATGTCGTTGAATGAATATACGGCAAAGATGCAGGTGGAACATGGGAAACTGAGCGGCGATGAATTTGATTACGCAAAAAAGCGCTACCCGTGGACACATCTCAGCGAAAGGGAGCTTGATTATTGTATCAATGATGTACTAGGGCTAGTTGAGTGCATTATGAAAGAAATGGAAATTGATGGCGACACTTTGGCAAGTCTACCTATCACATCTACGGGCTATGTTCGCCGCGACGCGAAAAAAGCGATGCGAACGGTTTCGAAGTCGTTTATTTCTTCACAAATGCCACAATATAACACCTATAGAATGTTGCGCGATGCTTTTCGAGGAGGGAACACGCATGCGAACAGGTTTTACGCGAACATGATTTTGACAAATGTCTACAGCGATGATCAATCAAGTGCCTATCCGGCGGCGCAATGCAACAAGTTATTTCCCGTATCAGCGTTCATCGATTGTAAAGATTTGAACCTCAATTCAATCTTGCACCAAATGAATGACAGAAAGCGCGCTTGTCTGATGGAAATAGGGTTATACAATTTACGATTGCGCAATCCCATGTGGGGCGCACCATACTTACCGACGGAAAAATGCAGGAACATTCGCAAGCGCGGAATTAATGAACCCGTGATATATGACAATGGTAGAATAATATCGGCGGGTTATTTGGAAATAACAGTAACAGATATTGATTTTAGAATTATTCTCGATGAATACGATTTCGACGATCTGGAAGTTATTTCTATGAAAACGGCTAGATATGGGAAGCTACCGGAGGAATTGCGACTTTTAACGATTGCATATTTTCGATCGAAAACGGCGCTTAAAGGTAGGCCGGATGATGCAATTCAATATGTGAAATCAAAGAACAAGTTGAATTCAATTTATGGAATGATGGCAACGAATCCGGTTCGCGATATTGTGCGATTCATACAAAATGAATTTAAGACGAATGACGAGATGCCTGAAGGTGAACAAGTTTCCGAACAAAAGCGTCTCGCTGATGCCAATTCTAAGGCGTTTCTGGTGTACCAGTGGGGTGTATGGGTCACTGCACATTGCAGAATGGCCTTAGAAGACGGCATAAAACAGGCTGGGTACGGCTTTGTATACTGCGATACCGATTCCGTTAAACATCTCGGTGAAGTGGATTACAGAGAATATAACGGCGCTAGGATTGTGGAATGTTTGGAGAGTGGAGCATTTGCGGAAGACGCGAATGGTGAAACGCATTATATGGGGGTGTACGAATCAGAACGCCCATATAAAAAATTCATCACGATGGGCGCGAAAAAATATGCGGTTGAATATGACGATGGAGAAGTTGAAATAACCGTTGCCGGAGTGGATAAGAGGAAAGGAGGAAAAGAGCTGGCGCGTCATGGTGGCCTTATTGCTTTCCGCGAGGGTTTCCAATTTGTGGAAGCTGGAGGAACGGAAGCAATTTACAACGACGGCAAAAGTTACGGAACAGCAACAATTGACGGCCATGCGCTGGAGATAACCAGCAATGTGACATTGAAGCCACATCCTTATACGCTAGGGCAGACAGCCGACTATTTAAGATTAATTTTCTTCGGGAAATAGCTTTACTTTTTGCAGAAACTATGATATACTTATGTTACAAAATAACAAGGAGGTAACCCCATGAAAATCTTGAAAAAGTCACGAGACAACATTACCACAGCGGAACTGTACAAGCTTACCCTTTCCCCCGAAATCGGGAAATTCTCTGATGCTGTTGGACAGCGCGTTGAGATTGCCGACTACATCATCTTTGACGATGACAAGGTGGACGATGCGACGGGTGAGGTTTCCCACAATGTAATATTCTCGATTTCTACGCCAGATGGTGAAGTTTACGCAAGCAACAGCGCGACGTTGCGGAAAAATTTCGAAGATATGGCCGCGCTGTTTGCGGAGAATGGCGAAACAGTATCGGCGATCAATGTATGCGAGGGAACCGCTGGAAGAAGTGGCCGGAAATACGTGTACTGCACGTATGCCGGATAGGGACGGCGGTTTCTGAAAAAAAATGCCGGGAGTGTGCGAACTTCCGGCATTTATAGTGGAGGAGATGAAATGTCATACTATCAAGAAGACGGCTATATTGATTTCCGCAAAATTTTCACGATGCTGGATAAATGGCCATTCGGGTTTCTGATTGGCGCGCGCGCCATAGGGAAAACATTTGGCTCTTTATTCACTGCGAGAGAACGCGAACAAATGTTCATGTATATGCGTCGTCTACAAAGCGAAACCGATATGATAAACAAGCCGGATTTTTCACCATTCCGCGCAATAAATCGCGTGAAGGGAACTGCTGTCGAATCGCGGATAATTAGTAAAAACAGCGTCGCATATCATGACACACATGATAGCGGTGATGGTAAAATATTCCATAGTGACATGATTGGCCTGTCGTGCGCGTTGACAACTTTAGCGGGTATGAGAGGGTTTGACGCTTCCCCTCTCGATGTTTTGATATACGATGAATTCATCCCGGAAAAACATGTCAAACCGATACGAAATGAAGCGGTTGCGCTATTGAACGCCTATGAAACTATTGCAAGAAATCGTGAACTTGAAGGCAGAAAACCGTTGAAATTGTTATGCATGGCAAACAGCGACGACATCAGCGCCCCTATTTTTCTTGAATTAGGAATTGTTTCCAAATTGGAAAAAATGGCATTAAAAAGGCAAGAAACTTTTGTCGATGAGAAGCGCGGAATTTTTGTTATAAACTTCCAGAATTCCCCGATTTCGCTTGCGAAAATGGATACAGCGCTTTACCGTTTGACGCGCGGTAACGCTTTTTCCGAGATGGCAATCGGGAATGATTTCCATATTGACCGCCAATTTATAGAATCCAGATCGTTAAGGGAATTCTTTCCATTGGTAACGTTGGGAGAGGTTACCATATACAAACATAAAAGCGAGCGTAGCTATTACGTGAGCGAGCACAGAAGCGGAAGCGTGCCGGAGTACGACAGCAGTGACAGGGGTATATCACAATACAAACGCGCGTTCCCATACCTATGGACGCAATATCTTAACAGAAATTTCACATTTGAGAGCGTTTTGTGTGAAATAGTCTTTACAAAATATTACAAAGTATGATATACTTGTGACAGCGGGAACGGAAGCCCTAGAACGAGGCCGGAAGCCCGGGCGCGCGTTTGTTCGACGCATGAACCCGTTCCCGCATTCTTTCTTCAGGAGGTATAGCATGGATCCTTCAACAATTCCAGTTTTCGAAATGGTAAAAGATTCCATCGGCACAGTTCTTTTCCCTTCTGTTATTTCTCTTGTTCTCGCGATCTATCTATTTCAAAATTTGAAACAGCAAAAGGAAGAATCTACCAGGTGGGCAGACATCTTGCGCGCGAATACGAGTGTGATTGAACGCCTTGAAAAAACGATTGAGAGGATGGAAATGAAACAGTGAGGCGATCTGTTGAATTGGCGAATGCCGCCTATGCGTTGCGCGATAGCGGAATATCCTACCAGACACTTGATTGTCAAGCGTTTGTTGAACGTTGCTTACGCGATCTGGGAATAAATACCAATTGGCGCGGAAGCAATCACATGTTTCGCGAGATGGTTACAAACATCCGGATTATTTTGACACCGAACGATCAAATGCAACCCGGAACCGTTCTTTTCACCTTGAAAAACGACGGCGGGGAAAAATCGCGCGGATACAATGACGGGATCGGAAATGCGGCGCATGTCGGAATCTATACGGGCATGGGAAAAGGCGCGATGCACTCCACTACTCCCGGAGGCGTGCAACAGTGCGCGGCTTTTGATGGTCGATGGACGCATGCGGCGGATCATAAATTACTAGATTATTCAACCGCATCCAGTTTCATCCGGTCTGAAAGACCGCGCGAAATAAAAATCTTACTGGAACAAGCGATAATATTATTGGAGGGGCTAGAAAATGACACAAGAGCAAATTCTGAAATTGATTGATGCCGGGTACACGAAAGCGGACATTGACGCGATGCAACCAACCGCACCAGTTTTTACACCGCCAGTGCAACAGGCGACGCATCAGCCAATTTACCAGATTCCGGAAAATCAACAGGCAACCCTCCCGATAATGGGGATGTATGACCCACGCATTGCCCCATCTGGAAGTGTTGCGCCTACTATGACGGCAATCAACCCGCAAACCACCGTCCAACCTGTTAGCGTTCCTACCCCGCAACCACAGACAGATTTTTCCACCATGCTGGAAAAATATGCTGATCTACAGACGCGATACAATGCGCTTATGGTCGCATCATCCCAACAGCCCCCGCGAGAGAGTGCAGAAGACATACTGGGAACTATTATCAATCCGACAGGAGGTAAATAAACTATGGCGAATACTCTTTCTTTCGGGCAAGTCTCCACCTTGCTGAATCAAATCGTATCACAGGCAACGGGAAAAGAGCAGATTACCCCAACAAATTCCTATGAATTTGTTGCAGTTGCACAAACAGGGCTACTCGCCGGATACGATCCCATCATCAACAGCATATCGCAGGTTCTCGCACGCACCCTTTTTTCTGTCCGGCCTTACTCACGGAAATTTCGCGGGCTGGAAGTATCCGAACAAATGTACGGCAACCAGGTTCGAAAAATATCATACGGCGATCAGGGGCGCGAAGACGATCAGAGGTTAACGCTGGTAGACGGGCAAAGTGTCGATCATTATCGTGTGAATAAACCGCCGATCCTACAGACGAATTGGTATGGATTTGAACAGTTTCAATTTCATCGTACAATTTTCAAAGATCAACTGGATGCCGCTTTTTCCAGCGCGGAGGAATTTGGGCGATTCATTTCGGGAATTATGCAGAATATTTCCGACATGTTTGAACAAGACGCTGAAAATATGGCGCGTGCAACTTTGGGAAATTTGATCGTTGCGACTGTGCGCGGATACAATCGCGCAATACACCTGTTGAGCGAGTACAATGATATAGCCGACACGACTTTGACCGCCTCCACGGTTTACAAACCGGAAAATTTTACCACCTTCATGCGGTGGGCGTATGGTAGGATCGCGGAAGTTTCTTCGAAAATGGAAGAACGCACCAATCTATATCAGGCCAACATTGTGGGGAAGAATGTAATGCGCCACACTCCCAAAGCAATGCAACGGATGTTTTTGTACAATCCCGCATCGTTGCACATGGATTCGTCCGTGCTCTCGTCCGTGTTCAACCCGGAATTTTTGAGCGCGAACATCACGGAACGTGTAAATTTCTGGCAGTCGATCAAAACACCAGATAAACTATCGCTTGATGCAAGTTACATGCTGGAGGCGGATGGAACTGTGGCAAAAACCGGAGAAGTCGAAGTCGATAATATCTTTGGCGTGATTATCGACGAAAACGCCGCCGGATATACGCAAGCGAGCACGTGGACGCACGCAACGCCTTTCAATGCCGCCGGAGGTTTCACAAACATATTCTGGCATTTCACATTCCGATATTGGAATGATAACACGGAAAAGTGCGCCGTGTTCCTGCTGGATTAAGATCGGAGGTTTTAGGCCGTGGCTGATTCCTTTAACATCGAATTGTTTTCCTTCGCGAAGCGTGAAAATTCTACTTTGAGACCGTCCACCACGGGGACGGTTTTTTCGGGAACGCTAAAATCTGCAACATCCGTGCAAAATCCGGTCATAGGGTTGGAATTCGGCAAGGATTATTCTCCCGCGCATGCCAATTTTGCTTATATTCCCGAATTCGGGAATAGGTATTATTGGATAACGGACTGGGAATATAACAGTGGCCTGTGGTATGCGCAGATGAGCGTTGACCCACTTGCAACATTGCGCGATGTAATTGGCGAAAGCCGTCAATATGTTGTTCGATCATCGGATGAATACAACGGCGATATCATGGACACAACATATACCACTCGCGGGAACAGCGTATACAACGGGTGGAATCTCAACCCGGAAGATATTGGATGGAATCCAAATTTTACCGACGGTGGAAGTTATGTCATCGGAATCGTAAATAATGACGATGTTTCCGCCGCGCACAGAACCGGGATCGCATATTATGTTGTCCCAGAATTCACCGGATTGGCTACACTGTCGGCACTGCGAAATTATTTAATGACCCAGCCGAATTATCTCATGGCCGGAATTGATGAAATAGGAGCCGGATTGACTAAAGCGCTTGTCAATCCCTTCCAGTACATTTCATCATGCAAATGGTTCCCGTTTCAGGTTCCGATGATTCGAAGCGGTTCGAATTATCTTGTGGCTCAAAATGTTCGTTTCGGCTGGTGGGATACTCCACTTAATTTTGCGCGTCTCCACGACGATCCTATACACGACATAAATTTTACCATGCCACTACCGAAACATCCGCAAGCGGAAGCAAGAGGGGCATACCTTAACCTTGAACCTTATTCCAGATATTTCCTATATGCTCAGCCGTGGGGCATGATCCCAATCGACAGCACGCATATCATGCACGATGATTTTTTGACAATCCGCATACGCACGGATTGTATCACCGGATTATCTGTTTTGACGCTTTCCAACAGTTTTACAGTTTTTTTCACAGCGAGTGCAAATTTAGCGTTAAATATCAATTTCGCACAAGTTACGCGCGATGATTTGGGGCTGGTGCAAACTGTCGGTAATGCAATCGGAAATACCGCGCAGAATATCGCAACCGCAAACGTTGGCGGCGCTATATCGTCCGTATTCAACGGAATAATCGACGGCGTTCGTGCCGCAATTCCCCAAATGCGCACAACGGGCGCATCTGATTCAGTTCTCGCAATAAATCAAAATTGGCAATTTCGAGGCCAATTTTTCCAAATCGTGGACGAAGCCCGAGAGAAACTAGGACGGCCATTGTGTCAATTCCGAATCGTGCGAGATTTGCCGGGATTTCTGCAAATCCATAACCCGGATATTTCAGGATATTATTCGGAGGCCGAAATTTCAGCGGCTAAAAATTTCATGTCGGGCGGATTCTTCTATGAGTAGTTGGATTTCTGGAAATCGTCAATTGACGGATGACGAACGAGATAATAACGGTTATCTGGTAGCGGATGATCTGCTAGGGAGGCGTGCGCGGTGGGCATTGCCGCAAGTCGCGGCAATTATAGGAAATATGCAACAAGAAAGCCACATAAATCCGGGAATATATTCCACGGGCGGTTCTTTCGGTCTGCTACAATGGGGAGCCGGAAACCTGCCTAGAATGAGAGATTGGCTATATCTCCACGGTTACAACTTCGATTCTGGCACAGGACAATGTCAATTTCTGGTAAACGAGGGGAACACAAATACGAACTGGTACATGCGCAATGCGCCGTTAACAATGCCGACATGGCAATCGTTCTTGTACTATAACGGCGATTACGATTCTGTGGGAGATTTGACTGAAACATTTGCCCGAAATTACGTTTTCCCAAATCTCCAGCAAGATTTTACCAACCGCCGAAACGCTGGGCGGCGCTGGTATCGCCTGCTTGAAAATTACAAGCCTCGCGATTTTCCATATTGGCTTCTGTTCAAATTTTCAGAAAGGAAGTGATGAAATGACTGGAATTCCGGGAAGCGGAGCGCCGTTTTTCTCAGATTACCAGAATTATCTAACCGCGCTGGAAAGCCCTGCTATGGTACACATCCATAATACGGATGCCGCACGGTATTTTCGAAAATATTTGTATCAAAAAGCAATTTCAGTATTCAAAAGCACATTTCCGGCGAATTGGAACCGCGATTATACCCTGTTTTGCATATTTCAGTGGGGTTTCGTCGCAGTAATCGAAACACGGGAATTCGGGATCATCCCGCAAGGTTGCGGGTTGCAGGGACAAGACGTATTCTATCATCCAACACATGCGCTCATAACCAACCATCTTCTGCGTGGGATAATTCGCCCGAAAATTGGAGTGCAGACCGAACTGATTCAGCTTCAACCAGGTTTTTCAGGAATCGCGGACATCGTTAATTACTATGGCGATCTGATGGCACTCGCTCATCAGTCCATGACGATGAATCTTTTGAATTCAAAACTTTCCTATGTGTTTGGTGTGGATTCAACCGCGCAAAGTGAAAGTTTCAAGGCGATGTATGACGATATTCAGCGCGGAAACCCGGCGGTGGTATACGACAAGCAAATGCGGCGGAGAGGAGACGGCGGAGAGCACGGAATGTGGGAAACGTTTGAACAGAACGTCGGTTCAAATTTTATCACGCCGCAACTTCTCACAGTGATGCGAACCGTCGAACAGATGTTCGATACAGATATTGGAATACCAAACGCCAACACGGAAAAACGTGAACGCCTTGTCGTCGATGAGGTTAACGCAAACAACGTTGAAACATACACGAAAGCCGCTCTGTGGTTGGAAACATTGCGCGAAGGATGCCGAAAAGTCAATGCAATGTTTGGTATAAATTGCAATTTTGAATGGAGAATACCGCCGAATATTTTAGGAGGTGGAAGCGATGGCGAGGCCGCACCTGTCAATCATGGGGATGTACGACTATGACCCGCGCGTTTTCGACTTTTTTAGACCTCCCGCCGGGTTGGATCGAAAAGCAATCATAACCGAAATATTGCTAGAATGCTCTTCTTTCAATTTGGTTTGGCCGGATTATAGCACGATGCGGCAAGCAATAAAATCGTGGTCAAGATCGAATGAAGTAAGATGGAGGAAATTGTATGAAACTACAAGAATGGAATATAATCCCATTAACAACTATGACCGTAAAAAAGAAATAACATCAAACGATATCATGAATGGAACTAGCGGGGGAGCCGGGACGGGAAGCGTGGCATCATTCAATTCCCCGAATATGGTGAATTCTGTTGGCAATGTCGCCAAATCGAATCGGCACGAAAAACACAATCACCAAACGACGGAAACAGAAAGCGGTAACATTGGTGTAACAACTTCACAACAAATGATCCAATCAGAACGGGAACTGTGGGAATGGAACATTTATCAAATGTTCGTGGACGAATTCAAACGAAAATTTTGCGTAATGGTTTACGCTTAAGGAGGCGAAAAAGTTGTCATATTTTGAACGAAACCGATTTCCCTACACCAATTTACAAGGGCTAAATCTCGATTGGTTTCTGTCCACCCTTCGCGCACTAAACGTGGATTTGGGAAAATTTGAAAGCGACATGTTAACGGCACTAGCGAAAACACACGAGGATTGGAATAATTTTCAAGATGATTTCGCTGGAACATGGGAAGAATACAAGGCCGAACAGCTTTCAATCTGGAATATTTTTCAATCCAACTATGCGGCGGAATGGCAAGCATTCAAGGATAATTTCGGGGATGATGTCGCCGAAGCTGTTGCAAACGTGTTGCAGGCTATGCTTGTTGATGGAGACTTTGACGATTATTTCACAGAATTTTTTGCAGGTGTACGCGAAAATTTGCAGATCGCCGATCAATCGCAAATTCTTTTCGTCGGCGGTCACGGATGCACCCACGCGACAATAGGTTCGGCGATTGCGCATGCGCGAACTTATGCCACGCAAACAAGGCGCGTATCGATTTTCGTCGTCGGCGGAGTGTATGAGGAGAGTGTCAACCTTCTAAATAATCCGGGAATTGATATTTTCGGAACCGGGGCGGTTTCAGTGGTTAACACATCCGCAACATTCCCTGATGGATGTCTTCGAGCGTCCGGGTCATTCACTTGTCAAAATATTACATTTGTTAATCAGGTAGACAATACGCACGCCGTCTATTTGGATGGTTCCGGAAGCTTTCTGGCGGGAAATCACACGTTCATAAATTGCAAATTTTACCAACCCGGTGCGTCAATTGAAAATTGCGTGCGAATTATTGCCGCATCTGGGTTGCATGTGACTTTCACACACTGTAATTTCAACTTTTTCACCCCCGCATCTGCGGGAATTTACTGCGCGAGCAACAGCAACATCTTCGCGGAGATGTCATTAACCGTCGATAGTTGTAGCTTCAACGGGTTCGGGCGTTCGCTTGCTTTCGAGGATCAGGCTTCGATGTTGTCTGCGGCGATGAACAGCATTTCCGTAACATTGGTAAATAATACCAATAGCGCAGGCGTTGCATACGGCGTAGTTATGTCATATGGTAACCCGATCACAACAGCAAGCTGGATTGTCCCGGGATTTTCATTCATTGCGCGAAACCTGCACGGTAATGATAGCGCGTCGCAAAATACGACATCTAATACATATTATTCCATGGGGTTGATTTTTCCAAACCCTGTAGCAGGGCATACCGACATGATAATACCGGTTCCGTTCAATCCAGCAGATTTCAACCTGTACCCGTCATCTGTTATTGTTTCCAATATTGGCGCAGTGTATGGGTTCTCCATCGCCGGATCATCGGAAAATCTGATACTGTTGCAATTGAATAACGCACTAGCTAGTGATGTGCGTTATGCAAATGTGACCTTGACAACAACGCCAAAGAAATGAAACAATCCGGCATAGTGGAAGCTATGCCGGATCACTTTTTTCCTATTCAACTATTTCCATTGCCGCCTTCCAAACAGCGGCCTCCTCAATCGCCATATTCAGCAATTCATCCTGTACTTTCGTTCTTCCTTCCATAACGGCGTATCGAGCTATCCATCGCAATTCATCCTTGTGCCGCTGTCGCATTTCGTTCAATGTGTACAATTCCGTGCGCGTTAGAATTCGAGAGAAAATTACATCTGCCGGATTAATTACCTTTGGTTCTGCCATCATTTTCACCATCCCCTATAAGCGTATACTCCGCGCAAGCATTCAATCCAAAATAATTGCTTCCTTTTCTGTTGGAGTGAGAACCACATCTTTGATTATTCCGTCGAGGCCTTTCCTCACCACCACAGTTCCATCGCCCGTCACGACATAGCCAATCGAAAATTTCCGTGTCGCTTACCCTTGCAATCTTGCCCATCCTCACAACCACCTTTCTTCATCCACCCGGGGCGTTCCTTCCGACACGTATATGGTACCATATTCATGTTACAATACCAGAACGGAAGTGTGAACAAACCGTTAATTGATTGTAACACTTCTGTAACATCTTATTGGTTATGAATGTATAAACGCTTTAGTTATGAATGTATAAACGCTTTAGTATGCTAAAGGATGGCCGGACAGGCACGATTTTGTGCAAAGTGCACAAGGGGAAGGGGGGAAAGTTGTGCAAACTGCCTTGGTATCTT